ATGCGCACCAACGTGGATTTACGAACAATCCAGCTCTCAAATCGTCACCACAGGGCTTATCTTATCGTCGCTGATACGTTCGCTTGTCTACGACCGTCAACCGCTGAGATCGCTTCTCAGGACGCAGGAATAAAAACAGGCTTTGCAGTGACGGGAATGATTATGGCTGTCGCCATAACGCTGTTTACGTCCTCGCTTCGCTGCGGGGCTTCCGGCGCAAAGCGCCTCCCATGCCTGACGGCATCACAAACACATAACCCGATATTCAATGTAACAACGTCTGCCGCTACCGTCATGGGCTGCGTTCCTCGCATGGCTGCGGTACGCAGCCCACGCCGTTATCGTCTGACTTTTTTCGCCTGTAACATCACGAGTATATCGGTTTTGTTCTTTTCGTCGGATGAACTGGATAACCAGCCTTTAGGCAAAAAACTAAATCCGGTATCCGCGTTCGTCACCTTGGATTCAGCTAAACCACCCAGTAAAATAATTTCACCATCCGCCACTGAAACCTCGGTATTCACCTCACGTTTAATCAACGTTGGGCTGTTGTTCACGCCCGTATCGGTTTTGGCAAAATTAGATAACTGCTGCTCAATCTGCAAATCAATGCTATCGGTTCGGATCTGCGGTTTTACATTCAAAATAATGCCGCTTGAACGATACTCGACAGACTGAATAGGCCGACTGTCTGAATACGTCACTTGCCCTAATACCGGCACATCCGACCCCACCGAAAATTTGGCATCTGCCCCGTTTTTTACCCGTAAGCGTGGCGAACTCACCACATGAAAACGGCTATCGGTTCTAAATAACTCATACAGCGCATCCAGTGACCCCGTATTCACACGAATAAAATTATCAAACCCTGCCGATGAACCCACCTGAATATTGAGTTTTCCCGACAGTAACTTAGCCGCTAACGCCAACCCTGAGCCGTTGCGTTCGGTGGTCTGCACTTCAAATACGTAGGCCGACACAATCACTTCTTCCGATACGGTATCAATCAACGGCAACAAGGTTTTCAGCTTGGCAATATCGGACGCTCTGCCACGAAAAACCAATACATCCCCTGTCTGGTTCATAAAATCCGTGGCAGAGCCCGCTATCACATTATCTGGTGACACATCCCCGCCCATTGTCGAACCCTGCGAATTAAACCCTTGGCCAAACTGACCATTAAGCACGCCCGTTAAGTAAGCCACGGAGCGAAAACGCGGCGTATAAACAAACGACTGCAATTTAATCTGCGGCGCTACCGGCTTAAATGAATACACATAATCAATACCGTTACGCTGCGTCACCGCCACATTCATTGAGCGGAAATAACGAATAAAAAATGCCCGTTCATCAATTTCCGGCGTAATACGAAACGTCACCGTGCGCTTATCATCCGCCAGTTCCGGCGCTAACATAAACGACTTGTCGAACACCTGCGCATAAATCATGTTTAATGCCTGTGGGAGCGGCACCGCATTCAGTTCAAACGACACGCCTTTGGCCAATGAGAGGCCAGACCACAGTAAGCACCCTATCCATACCGCTATTTTCATTTTATCGCCCCTGAATAAACCGTTACGGTCTGCCCGTCGATTTCACCCGTCATCATCAGCCCTTCAAAGTTAAATTGTGATGCTGGCTCAACACGCAAACGCCCATCGGTATTAGCTAAAATCACCCATGCTTGCCCATCTCGCCGCAATCGTCCGGCGATACGCCATATCGACGATGATTTTGGTGCTTCAGTAACCGGAGCGACCGTATTCAACGCAGGTTGAACTACCGCACTTTGCCCCTCGGTCACACTCATATCGTCCTCTTTTGCCCCGTTCATTGACGTGAAAAACCAGATTAAATAACCGACAGACACGATGCTTAACGCCAAAAGACCAATCACCATCACCCACAACTTCGTTGAAGCAAATACGTTTTGACGCTTATCAACCACCCGTTCATTACCCTGCCCGTTTTCATAAGACTGATAGAGCGGGAAAATGGCCTTGTCATACTTGCATTGATATTTCGACGTCAGGTTTTTCTTAAACAGCTTAATGCCTGAATATACTTCCACGCGGTAACGAGAATGCAGCCCCAACGCAACCAGCTTGTGCATTGAGTAAGTGGTTTCGATACGGTCTTTGATAAAGCGGGGCAAATTAGCAACAGACTGGTTCATCACCACCAAATCGCAGGTGGTCCCATCGGCCACACTGGCAAAATGGCGATGCTCTGCAATGAATGACCGATGATTATCCGGTATCTCTTTATCTGCCCCCCAGATACGCCATGCTTCATCAATACAAATCAGATCCCCCGCCTGACAAAATGAATTGGGTGAAATACCCGACTCCACTTTGTAAGGGAAAAACTCCACATCCTGTGCCTGTTCATTGGAAATAACGACAATTTCACCCAACGCATCCCGCTGTGTTTTTTTAGTTTTTTCACAATGCGCATAAATTTTATCGGGAGACAGACCATAGATATTGGTCACAATGCGACGCCCCGCCAGACATGCAGGGATAATCACGCTGGAAACCACTTCATACGATTTACCACTACCTGGAATACCTACATAGGCTGAAATTGCCATAAATTACCCAATGACCGGAATACGACGAATAATAAAACGGGTTAACAACGCGGTGAACATCAGTTTTATCCCTTCAGTCACCATAAATAAGTTAATGAAATACCACACGCTATCCGGTAACGCTGAAAATAACCCGCCTATATCGACAGATTTAGGCAGCAACGAAGCCAGTACAGGCACGAATGCCTGTACCACAAAATACAAACCAAAAAAGAGAATAAACTTAATAACAACCGTTCTTAGAATAAAACCCAGCGCCACATTGAACGCTGATACCAGAATACCAAACATGATACCCCCTGATTACGCTGATAAAATAATTCGCAATGATACTAATCCCCAAATCAGCATAAACACCGCCTTTAATACAGAACGTATTTTTTCCAATAAGGTGCAATGTGCATCAATGGAATAACTTGTATCCCACAATTCAAACTCCCATTTTGGACACTGCACATCTTTAGCACTAACTTGCAGGTCTTTCACAAACGGCATCAATTCCGTAATAGGTTTTAATATTTCCTCACCCGTTGGAGGTTCTTCTAATTCTGGCGATTTAATATCAGGATTCTCCCCTAAATCAATCGAGGTATCCATATCATCACCCGTACTAGGATGTATATCTATATCCGTCCCTGTATCTGGGCGAGCATTAACCCATGACTGAGGAACAGTAACAGGACTGTATAACAAACCTTTATCTAATTTTACGCCAAGCTCATTCGCTGCCGAAGTAAGTTCAGATGCAGTAAAAGGCTTTTCAAGAGGAATACCCTCATAACCTTCCTGTACAACAGCCTGCCCAGCAAGTCCATTAATCAAATTAACCAACGCAGCAGGATTAACCTGTTCTTCAGGAGCGAAATCAATATTCTGTGCCACCTCACCATTAATCACTTTAGGCGTATTGGATAAATCAAATTGATTATTATAAAAAATCTGGTCTTTAATATCACGACTATCATTGACTGTTTTATAAACTGCACGTTCAGGATGACATACACTTTTCCATTGTGTTTTTGGCTTACCATCACTACCACCCGGCACCGGTACCTCTTCGCTTTTACACAAGTCCCATGCATTTTCAAGCGTAACCGTTGTTGTTGCTACGGATAAAACAACCGTGACAATCGTTGAATATCCGCCAAAATAATCATTAGGCTTTTCATACTGAAAATTTTTAACCGATACCGAATACACTTTAAACATACGCGGCATTTTAATATGCAGATTATTTTCATCTGATGATTCATGATAAGTCACATTAGAATGAGAATAACCATTAATCATTTTATAAAGCGCAATCATGACCGGATTGTTACTAACTAATACTGCATCCCCCTTTAAATCTATAATATCAGTCGCGTAAGGGTATTTTGTTCCTTTTACTGATACGCGATAGACATCATTCGGGAGCGGCTGGCTTATCGGCGGGGGCGCATCAACGTTATAATAGGTCGGCGCAATTTGTACAGGTTTTACCTGCTGATTATACGGACTTATCGAGTCCTGAATTTTTTTTGCAGAAAAACTAACAGAGTCAGAGGAAAAATAAACAGCAACAGGGCTTTTAGGTGAAGGTGCAACAGAAGAAGTAACAGTAGCGCCATTGGGCAAAGTGAGTAAATAAGTTCCATCATTCTGTTTAACTCCGCTTGTAATATATTCAACAGCTTTTTTACCTTGGTTTAAAGCAAGGTCTGCAACAGAAATAACCCCCGCTGCTTGCCCCAGCAATCCCCATGTGGTCTGCCCCGCAGCCATCATATTGCTACCAAAATTAGACATACCCGTAGATATAGAATCGTCAATAGTATGCTTCGCAAGTCCATAAGCAGCCGAAAAAACTGACGTTCCAGTACAAAGCTGAGGATTCCCAACTTTTTCACCACACATACGGATTGAATCAAAAACGTCAGGCCGCTCGCGTATCACCTCAGCGGCTACAGCAATCCCTACTCCCATGCCAAGAGAACTGGCACCTGTCGCGAAAACTCTCCCCGCAGACTGTGAAATAACTTGCGCTTCGCGATTGGCCACCATCTTTTCAATAACCTGCCCAAACCGCGCATCATTAGCCGCAAAGCCCGGCTTAATTACAGAAGGTTGTACTGGCGAAGGTGTAGGATTAACTTGCGGTAATGCCTGAGCGGATACGCTCAACGTAAAACAATAAACAGCGACTAAGAGTCCAATCCTTGAATAACCGCCCAAGCGCATAAAAGACCCCATACAAAGCAAATAAAATAAAAGCTATATTCCATCATAAGAATAAAGGGGCATTAAACGCCCCTTTTCCATTATGCGCCTTTAACCATACGCAAGATCCATTTAACTCCCGCCGTACCTGCGTAAAGCAGAATAAGCGAACCCGCCACCGCCATAATCCCCGTCAAAACAGACGAAAAATTAATGCTATTCGTCAATGGGGATAAATCCAAGCCTTTATTACCCCCTACTGGTGCAGTTACAGGATCTGCTGCAAATGCCCCCGTTGAAGCCAACATTAAACCACTACAAACAACCGCAGCACCCAGTTTTTTAGCCTTACCAGAAATAGCACCAAACATATAATTTCCTTTTACGCATTTCGAACAAATTTTAAAATCGCACCGATTCCTTTTGCAAATAACCAAAGGAACAGTACGGACGTAAACGCTACCGACCAAAATTGAGCGGACACCCCATAATCAATATTGGGAGGTGGCGTATTATTTGAAACACTTGATGCTTGCAACTTCTGCACTTCCGCAACAGGTATTTTCAAAGTAATATCGTCACAACCATCCTCACCCCCAAAATTCATTTGAGGATGACAAAACTTGGTTGTAATTTCGATTAATTCAGCCATGTAAGAGTTAGCTCTAGAGTTTAATTAACTCTTTCACTGACTCCATGGGAACATAAGAAACATTCCATTGATTAAACTCAAGTCGTGGAGGGTTGTCACCAAATGGTTTTCCGCAATAAAGGCTTGTGCCTGAAATTAAGTATTTACCAACAGGTAATGGGTTTGGTTCAGATAAGGTTATTTGCGTTTCAGAGATAGAACGCTGCCCCATATGAGCCACTACACGCTGCAAATAATACGATGTAATTTCACCTGTATTTTTATTAGTACGAGTACGTTGTTCAACTTTCACATCGGACGGAGTGACTTCAATATAAAACGGGATTTTTTCTAAAACGGACATTGTATATTCCTTACTTTTTCCATTAACAACGTTTGATATATAGGAGGTAGATCAAATTTAGATTCTTTATCGTTTATATGCTCTTCACGAATAATCATTGATAACGCAGCATCAACATCACCATCAAAGTGATTAATAACCTTAGCAATCGTTGCAGATGCTTGTTTCCTCAACCATTTAACTTTAGCTTCAATAGCATCAACAGCTTTACGTCCAAACAATGCAGGAATAGATTGAGGATATGACGGATTAATAGAAGCAGCATAAGCACAAAGCCCAGTATAAGTACCCTGTACATTTAACAAAACCTCAGAAGGAACGCCCTTCAGTTCTGCCTCGGCGCGATACCATGTACCCGTAACCTTTTGCTCCAATGCTTTGTTATAAACGCGCCAGTAAACTCTAGATTGACGAGATCCAACGTTAACAATTTCTTTCGTAGGACAACCATCGGGATCAATCTCAGTAGAAATCCCCAATTTTGGTTTAGGACCTGCCCCAGAGTAAAAAGCATCATCTTTATAAGCACTTAGCGCATCATTACAGGTAAAAACACCATCATAATCGTCAGTTGCAAGGTCTATACGCTTCAAACAGGTAATATCTAAGTGTTTGAACCATTTATAAATATATTCTGGTTTGGTTCCACTCAAGACATGCGCGCATCCTTTACCACCAATCTGGACATAAAAAGTGCCATTGTTACCGCCCCAATAAATCATCCCAAAATGCTCGTCACCGCCATCATCTGAATACAAAACGGCAGAATCTTCATAAGCAAACCCGCCCGTCCCTCTAGCTGGTCCAACAACCAAACCGAATACCGAAGCAATAAACATACGTAACCGAGAATGCAAACAAGCTAATAATTCTTTGTTATACAAAGCAGCTCTACGCTGAATATCGTCAGAAGATGTCACATAAACACAACTTGAATCAGGCATTTGATCATAATCTACACGCTGTAAAACTCGAGTAGACGGGAGATAAGACCATTTACGCCACTCATGCCCTATTTCAGGATAAGTATGTACAGACTTCATACAACCCAAAGGTGCAGAAAAAGCTAAATAATCAATGATAACCGTCCTATCAGTTGCCATTTAACGACTCCTGATAACCTGTGAAGTGCCCTGATGCAGTCGCAGTAGAAACAAGAACAACCTGATTCCCGTAAAGAGATATGCACTCATACATCAACTCATCAACAGACGGATAGTAATCCCACTCCCCAGCAACAAGAGCGTTGATACCAAATCCAGCGATGTAATCGAAGTATATGACTTGCATAGAAACCTTGTGCAAATGTGCAAACTTGCTAAAAGATAATCCTGCATAACACTTTTAGTCAAGTGCAAACTTACACAAGTGCAAGTGAACAACATTACTATATGATATATATGAATTTTTAAGAGGGTAGAAAATGACCAGGAAAAGTATAGGTATTACAAGCAATAGATACTTAAAAATTGAAAGAGCAGCAGTTGATATAACAGCGAAAACAGGAAAAGTGACAAAATGGTCAGATGTGGTTAATTATCTTATAGATCAATATCTTAATGATGCAAAAAATGATATGACATCTAAACTAAAAGAAAATAACACAGAACAAAAAAACAATTAGTTAAGATATCTATGAAAATTGAGATTCATTTCAAAGCAAAGATAGAAACCTAATAAATTTATGACATTAAAGGCTAAAGTAGGTATAACCATGAAATTATCTGTTATTCCTTTTACATCTGCCGTGTGTTGGCTTTCTTTCTGGCTCGGTGTTGTATTGTCAGGTGCATCATGGATCTATGCAAAGCTCCAAGGAAAAGAATTCATCGCAGGAGTAGACAAAAGTTGGACACTAGTTACTTCACCAGATAGCACAGTTGCACTCATGCTATCGTTAGGTTCAATGCTCATCATAATCGGCCTGATATTCGTCCCAATGTATTACTCTGCAATTTTCGTTTCAGCTTTTATTCGTGTTCTAACCAGAAAGCCAATACGAATATAAAGAGATTAGGCTGGAGTGGCCTGATCGCCCGTAGTTACCATGAGACTACCCCCGTAGTACAGGACGGGGGTTTTAGTATCATTACTGAAAATCACGTAAATTCAGAGACATTTTAAATGGAAGGGAAAAATCAAAGAATCATAACTCTAAATATTAATAATCACATTTGCACTCAAATTGAAATTTCGAGAGATATCAGCGAATTAATGGAGTTGATTCCAATTGAAAATCTTATGCTTGAAGATAAAGAAATAGAATTACTAGAAAAACTAATAATTAAAATTATGGTTAATAGACTTAAAATGAATAAAAAAAACAACAAAAATAGAACGACCTTCATTGACGAAATTAAATTTTACTCGTAAAGAAAGTTAATATTAAGTTAGAAGCAAATAGCAGTACAGAATCTTTTTCTATAGTCAAAAAAGGAACTGGATTGATGAATGATTTAAAAAAGTGTTTTAGAACAGGAGCTTAACAAGGCGGAAAACGATAATTCTATCGCAAGAGCGGAACTAATCAGAAATTTAACTAAACAAGTTTACAACTTTGTAAAATTCAATAGATCTGAAGGAGGCGGATTAGATGGTAGAGATGGACCAGAAAGAAATGGCATCGCCGATATTGTAGATTCTGCAGAAGATCACTACTACAGCATGCTAGAAAAAGAACACAAAAAATAAAAGGCTCGCATAATGCACGCTATGCTAAAGACGAACCTTCGCCATTCCGGTAAACCCAACCCATTTTACCGGAATGGCTCAGAACCCTTTTCTAACATAACGTAGATACATT